TGGTCATATAAAGAAAAAACCCCCAGACCGAAGTCCAAGGGTTTTACCTAAACTGAAAGGGAAGCGACCAAACTTCCGCAATCATTTATAGTATACAATAATTAAGGTCCCAGGGTCAACACCTTCGGGGCCTTTTTTAGTCTTCGCCAGCCACTAAATCGACTAGCAGAAACCATAGGGTCATGACGGGCCAAGCGAACACAAATAGTAAATATCTAAAGTTCATTTTACCGTCTTCTGGTTCAAAGTGTAGCGTCATAAATAAGGCACCAAGTAGATATAGTAAGTAAGTAAGCCATTGCTCCAAATCTTACATCCTTTAATTAAGGGACAGGGACAAAATGAACCTCTGATGCGGGTACATCAAAGAACTTTTCCCCTGCACTGATTTTTACATTAGGGACTTCTACCTGTGGGCTACTCATTACAGTCTTACGTCCCACAACGCCTGCATGTGTCATGCTATTGTTTAGGATAAAGAACTGTGTTGGCTTACTAAAAAACTTTGCCTTGCGAACAGGTAGGTGCATGGTGGGGTACTTGAACTGTACCCCGTGCCATACTGTTTTCACTTCCACTTCGCAGTAAAAGCGTTTGTTGTTACCTTCAACTATCAGGTCAACCCCATATTGATCAGGATTATCCGTACAAACATAGCCCATCGTAAACCAGAACTTTTTAGCTTTTTCACGTGCAACTTCATCGTATTTGTCGAAGTCTTTTTTCTGGAATACTTTGTACATTGGCTTGCCTGTTGTAGTTGAAAGCGGCGTTGAAGCCCCGAAGCCACTCCTTTGCGTAGAAGCTACGGGGCCTGTATTTGCAGTTTAAGTTTCCTTGAAAGAAATCGTTGTAACCTGCGTCGAAGGGTTTTTCGCTCTGCATGAACCTGCCTCTTTGTTCATTGTCAAAACCCCTAGTTTTCCCTACGCACTGATGTCTACAATTTCACAGACATCACCAGTACATGCGAAAGTTTGGGATGACTTTGTGCCATCTTCTTTTTCAAACTCTGCTAGTGCTGCCCAATCAATACGTTCAGGCATCAACGACAATAGTCTTTCGTATTCTGCTTTGGTAACGTCCTGATATGGGGCTTGCTGATATGTATGCTCATGGAATGGCAGGAACGATACACCAGACATTTCATCAAAGTGTTCGTACACAAATGCGCCTACAGACATCCATTCATCAGCCTTAACATTCACAGTCACACTAGGCTTATGTTCGCACCAATGACGCTGATACGTTAGCCACATGTTTAGCTGATCTATTGCAGACATATCTGCAGTGACGACAGAACCCTCTGGTGCCTTAACAGGGAAGCTAAACACCGTTGTCTGATCAGGCTTAAACGCTTCAGGCTCATTAGGGATGCCTTGTGCTTTCATGAAGTCTGTCAGTGGGTCTTTGTTATCGCCACGAACTGTACGAATATAGTAGGGGCTATGACGGGCGTGAATCCCAGAACTGCTATCAGTAAGTTGGGAAACCGTGCCAGATGGCTTAATACAACTTATAGCTGCAGATTGCTCAATCCCAAGTTTATCTGCCCATTCTTTGTTGGTGTCGATTGCGCACTGCTTTAGCTCTTCTAGTAGCGCAGGCAGATCACCTTCCTTACCGTTGGTTAGGGTGTTGTCCATTATCCCCGTGAGAGACACGCCCAACAGCCGTTCTTCGGCGGTATTTCGCTGCCACACTTTTCGCAGGTAAGGGAATTGTGTGTAGGTGGATTGGATCGTTCCCAAAATAGTTGCCAGACGGACTTTTCGTAGAAGATCGCTTTTAGTATCTGTAGCACGGATAACTACCTCGCTAAGGTTACAGAATTGACCGCCAGTACCATGAATCGGGTTTCCATTTTTATCTAGTTTTGGGCCAGATAATATTATTTCGCTGCAAGGGTTGGTCCCCCATTCACGATTAGGATCACGCCGCCCATTCTTAGCCGCCTGCGTAGTTGCAGCCTGACGATTAAAGATACCACGCTCACCTGAACCGCTCTCTGCTAGTGCAGTCCATTCCCGTAGGAAGGACATAGCATCAGGCTTTTCGGTGTATGCCACTGAGTTATTAGCCAATGCCATGTGTGGTGCGTTCTTCCACCATTCACCTGACTTAGCATGACGCATACGATCATCAGAAAGGTTAGACAGGCTGATCATAGCAGAGCGGCGTACACCGCCTACCACAACAATCTCACCGATCTTACACATAAGGCTGTGGCACTCATATGATGATAACTTACGGCCTGTTGCCTGCTTAAACGTATCCACAGTGAAGTTGAACAAATCTACCAACGGCGCAGGGCCTGATGCACGACCACCAAATGTCTTTAGACGTGCGCCTGCAGGGCGTACTTTAGAGGTATCCCATTTTGGGATTTCCCCTGCATATAGCATAGATACCAATAGGCGGTATGCCTTTGCCCAACCTTCTTTGCTATCACGCACTACAATCGTTGTTTCGCTATCAAATAGATTGTCTGGCACCTCTGGTAGATGCTTGATGTACTGACGCTCACAGCTAAAGCCTACGCCTGTGCCGCATAGCAGGATGAACATAGCTTCGTCGAAAGCTTTAGGATCATCGATCACTAGATAGCTGCAATTGTACATGCAGGTATTGTCACGATCCGCTGCAGGACCTGCAGTCATCATGGAACGCATTGAGGGCATAATCTCTAGCCCAAGAATGCCAGATGTAATTTCATCTTTTGTCTTATTATCAACCATGTCGCCTACGATGTTATCAACGTAGCGGTCCACGGTTTCGCCCCAAGTTTCACGACGACCTTCATCTTCTAGCCAACGGGCGTAGCGGCTTGTGTGGATGAATGCTTGGTAGTCAGTTGGTAAATAGTTATTCATTTTTGCTCCCTCAAACTAAATCGGATAAATCAGGCTCTTCGTAATTAGGCCCCTTCAGTACTTTCCCGTCTTCACGGTAAATTGGTTGCCCATCTTCACCCAACTTGCTCATGTTGGATGCATGGACACGCCTAACAGCTTCGTCTAAATCCCAACCAAAAGTGGCGGCATAGCCGTAGGTGACGTAAACTAAATCTGCTAATTCCTTCAGTAGGTCTGCTGCTTCAATGGCAGTAAGTACCTCTGCGTATTCTTCTTTAACTAAGACCAATCTAAGTAGGTCTTTGTCTGTATCTTTGACCCACGGATGATTAAGTGTCTGACCGTATGTACGGGCAAAATGCTTAACCATATCCAATGGTGACTTACCTAGATAGGTATTAGGGTCACGCAAAGCTTCCTGAGTATCATCAAAGTATTCATATCCTGGGGTCATTAGCTTGCCCCTTCCATGTCTTTAATGATGCGATCTAAATACCACCGTGCCTTTTTCAGGTCTTCTAGGCCGTTCTTGTAAGGCCAACGCCAAAGGTACTTGAAGCTGTTCTGCCAACAGTATGCAATGTGCGCAGAGACATCACTGTCCTCTACCATTGCTGCCATTGCATCAATGCATTCTAGACCTGAAGTGTTATAATGCGGTGGCTTGTTAACAACATCGACGGTGCTATCCATCGTGTCTAACGGGATTTGGTAATCACCCACTATTCTATTCCTACTATGCATTATTGTTTCTTATTGAAGGGGATCACTGTGCTTTCAGCGATGGCATCTAGAAGCTCTTCATCTGCTTCAAAGTCGATTTCCATATCCCGTTGATCTTGGATTACTTCACCTACTGTGCGTAGGTATTCAGCACCCTCTGCAATGATATGCGCTGCACCTTCTATGATCTGGTTGTAGTGATCGTACTCAGCAGTACTTACGCTATCGCCTAAGTCGTTAAACGCCTGTAGGCTGAACTGACCGTAGCCTTTGGGGATCAGGAAAACGCCGCATACCCTTGGTGGTAATTTGTCTTTCATTTCTTTTTTCCAATCAGCTTGAAGAAGTGTTCTGCGTCCATGACCGCCAGAGGCTTCTGCCGATCTGCTTTTATGATTGCTATGGGTTCTGCTTTGTCAGGACAGTTGGCTTCAGCTTGTTCCATGAACTTGTAGACACTGATGCTTTTCAGGGCCTTGCATTCCACAGAATAGGGAAAGAGCTTCCTAGCCGCAGGGCTAAGGAGTACATCCTCACCGCCTGCGCCCATGCTAGTTGATCTAACATCGTCTGGTTCCAGTTTAGGAAACAGAGCTAGGATTTGATCTCTTACCCATTGCTGATGCCGCCGCCCTTTAGCTTTTGCGCTAGAGGGTTTTATCGCCATCACTTACCTTCTATAAACCAATATGTAGGTGGTTTTTTCGCCTCAGACTTTGGGTGCGCCATGTACTTAGCCTTGGGATAACATGCCTGAGTAAAGTCACAGAACTCACACGACTTAGGTAGTCGCATTAGACCTGTAGGCTTACCACGGAATGTATCTACAATAGGTTCGTACTGTCGGTTCAGAGGGGTTTTCTTTTTAATCTGATCAGCAGTAAACTGCATCATAAAAAGGTTCATCGACTTTTCTTCGTCAGAAACGTCTGCCTCAACTACCGCTACACGCCCGTCTGATTTGTTTACAACGATCCATCCACCAAGTTCTTTGCCCTGTGCTTGGGCGTATCCTGTAAGCTGACCTAC